TTATTTTAGGAAATGGTTAGTAGACGGTTTCCTTGCCTTTGAAATAGTATATAATGATAAACAAACAGAGATTATAGGTTTTAAAGAATTAGATCCTATTTCATTAATGCCAGGAGTTGATCCAGAAACTGGAAAGAAAATGTGGGTTCAATATAAAGGAGGTGGTTCAAAGGAAAGAAAACTTTGGGACTCTCAAATTATTTACCTTTCATATTCTCAGGTAAACTCACCGATGAGAATATCATATGTAGAAAGATTAACACGATCTTTTAACCTTTTAAGAATTATGGAAACTACCAGAATTATCTGGGCTGTTTCAAATGCTTCGTTTAAAACTCAATTTATTATACCTGTTGGTGGTAAATCTAAAACAAGAGCGAAACAATCACTTGCACAGTTAATGAATTCATATAGAGAAGTAGTAGACTTCAATTATGAAAGTGGTGAAATACAAACAAACGGTAAACCAATGATGCCGTTTAACAAAGAGTATTGGTTACCTTCTAAAGATGGAGAA